GGCGTCTCAAATACTCAATCAAGGAAATCAATCCAAGAAAGAATATAGAGTAAAGCATCAGTAGCCACATAAGTGCCGATTCAGTCCAACAACCTTAAACAGTTGTCGGGCTCGACGACGTAAACGCCCGAGGGTGCTTGAAAGCATCCACGGTAATCAGAGTGTCGCGAAACGACGCCCTGGACGAGTATTACCTCATCCTGGGTTAGTCGACCGCGAGCTATGATAGCATTTACAGCGCCAAGAAGTGTCAAAACGGCGGTTAGGTCACGAGTGACCTGACCCGACGTTTGACACATAGCTGAATCGGACCCATGTACCTTTTTCATCTTATCATCTGGCATATTGCCTCCTGATTAGGATGGAATCGGAACACTACTGACGCCACGTTACATGTAGCGGCACGTGATTCGAGATTTATTTCGAGATCACGGTCACGGCGGCTGATTAGGCCGCCGCCCAGCCTCTTCGTAAACGAATGCGATGAGGCAGCGCATAAACGCCGAGTTCGGAGCGTGTGCTACCGGTATTTAAAACCCGTAGACACTCTCGCCAGCCATCAACCTCGTAAGTTTTAAACTTCGGGCTGATGACCCAGCTGCGATATTCAATCCGGTGGAGATTGGGGCTAAACCTAGCCTTGATCCGCCCGCGATTGACAGCTGACTCGCTCACTTGAGGCCGACACCACCCGATTAAGGGAGGGGCATCAATACTTATTCGACCGGCGAGGTCGAGGTACTGATACGCTTCGCGAACGTAAGGTAAAGGACCAAATTGGTCTTCAATCAAACGCTCGATCATGGTGGCGGTCTCCAGGTAGCCTTTCTTCCAAAGGGAGTTAGACAACTCCACGAAGGATAAAAGGCACTCGGCATTTCTAATCATACGATGAGACCATGTTGCCCGCATGCGGGTAGGTGTGACGTCGACGCCCCTAAAGGCATCGCACCCACAGGACTCCCGAAAGGAGCCTGCAACACAACACTTCCCGGTATTGAACCGAAGTCCAAAAGCCGGGAAATAGTTGAGCAAGAGGTGATAGTCTTCTCCTCTAGCTATGATGTCATCGCCATATACATAGACGGAAGGGTCGCTTCGCAGCGAGCCCCGGCCATGTATATGGAGGATCGAGACAGCTAGTGCGTAAAAGCACAAAGCCTCAATGGGAAAGCAAACTGCTGAACCCATCGGGGCAAATGTTGCCAATCGCACTACTCTTCCATCAGGTAGTCGTGTCGACGAACTCCGAGAGGCCAAAAGCCCCTCAAGTAAAGTCGTACCCCGAAACAGTCTTTCGACAAGCTTTAGGGTGACACGATCACTTGCGTCCTTCATATCAAGGGTCACGAACTTCCCAGTTCGAGAACTCTCCAGAGCGAGGCGACGGTTGATCAGCTGATCGGTGAAATTCACCTTTCCGCGAGTCAACTTATGTCCCTCAATCCAGTCGTATAAACTACGCTGGATGCCCTGTTGAATCCACTGTAACTCAAGTGGCTCCTTTGATATGAGTCGTGGGCCACGAGAATCTTTTGGAACGAGGCATACCTCAGCGGTACCCTCGGCCATTATTTCTCGTGACTGTATCCAATCCAACTGATCAGCAACTTGGTTTAACCCAAGCATGAAATACTCCGTAAAGGGGTAAATCATTTCCGTATGAGAGAAGATGCGTGAGAAGTTAGACTTCTCACCCACTTCTTCACCGGTGCTGACCATTCCTGGGCCATGTCGGGGAATAATATCCCTAACATCGTACCCATTGAAAAGACGAGCAATAAAGCTCGTCGCTTCATCGAGGACTGGAGAGACGAAAGAAGGAAACTCCAAACTGTGGAGTTCCTCCTGCGTCTGGACGAACGACTCGATAACGGAGTTTTCCGTTTTAGAGTCATATGGTAATTTGAGCTTGTATAACCAATACAAGAACTGCCTCAGATCCTTCAACGCGGTTATGTCCGCATCACTGCGAACATATCCCGCATCCGTGAAGACTCTCTCTATAAGCCACCCGAGAAATCGGGGAACTTTGCTACCTGGTCTTAAAGAAAAACCAGTAACAGATAGAGGAGAGTCACTTGATAAAGCGGTGTCAATCGCTTTACCAAGCTTAGGAAGAGACTTCGTCAAAAACGAAATCCCTTCTGCCTGGACTCGATAGGTCAATTTCTTGACGTCGAGTCGAGACTCACGGGATTCAGGATAGCGTTGAGCTATGTCATGATGTAGTCGCAACGTCAGAGAGGTGTAAACCTCTAGGCTATTCTGGTCAACCATAAGGGAGACCTCCTAGCCTAACATGCGACCGCACCACAACATCAAGCACTGAGCTACGGCTCACCCGCAAGAATGCGGGAGAGAGTAGCACCGGACACCTCGTCGTCCCCATTTTGGGACAAGATAGTCCCAAGTAGGTAACCGACGAGGTGCATCGGATTGAAGGCAACGCCAGCAGTGTCGAAAGTGCCTTGCGGCACACCGACAATAAGCTGACAATAACCCTTCACAGTGCCGGCAACGGCTGGATCAGTGCGAAGACTCGCATGCTCCAACCGCATGAGAACACGCTGAGTCGGCACGACCCCATTCTCCTTACTCGCTTGATGCGAGATAGTGAGTTTTAGGGGCCCTTTGACGCCTGTTACGACGCCATTAGTGCCGATTCGAACGGTTCTGCCAGGGGAGAAATCAATCGCGCGAGATTCGATATTATCCAAAGCGGTAATACCGTCATTCGCGGAAAGATTCCAACCCTTTAACGTAAGTGGATCTGGTAACATATCAGGTCTCTTTCGTTAGTGTTGTGAATGATGCCATTGCTGGCAATATACTACCTGGGAACTCGCTGTGCGATGAGAGAAGAGGATATCGCTACCCTCTTCAACACCGACACGAAGCTTGCGCTTCGCTGCGAGCCAGGTACCAACTGGATGTAATCATCCGGACGCATACGCCTCCGGAGATACATCGAATAGGTTTCCCGACCAATAACGGCCGAAAACGGCCGAATGGCGGGAGACGTCTGAGTGCCAGTGGCAATCAAACATCTAAGCCTATACGTAACGACAACCTCCAGACTTACCGTTTCAAGGTAGTCATGGATGATTGGCGTGGCCTGGAATAAACGAGGCCGGTTAGCATGCAGCCAAGCAGAGATGCCGAAAAACCAGTCCAGCACAAAGCTGAACGGAACGACATCCCACGCCGCTGCAGGATCTAAGACTCCAAAAGAGTCACAGATCTGACCCAACCGAGCAATCCATCCAGAGAACTCAGGGCACGAAAAGCCATAAATAGCTTGACCGTGCCAGCGCGCTCTCGGCACACTTTCGATATCAACTTCGAAAGGAACCGAGACTCCCATGGCGGAGACTTGTGAAGACACAGTCTCTTTCCACGCGAGGCTCTGAAACTCAACTACGTTCTCTTCGAGGTGTTCAACCTCAGAATGAGAAACGTATCTTTTTTCAGAGAGCGGGCCTGCCTTGTATTTCTCTGACCAAGACTGAATAGTCCTGATCAGACCCTGTATATCAGCAACAGTCGGGATGACCCCGAACTGAATGCCAAGATGACTGTTCGCGATAACGCGAGCAGTATCTTCCGGTAGGAAATCCCCGCCCTTACGGACGGGGGTAAACAAAGACACTTTCGGAACAAGCGCATTTCGCAGCGCTCTATCCGCAGTTTCTTTTTTCAACCGGGCTCGAGCCTCTTTCTCGGCTAACCGGGGAGAGAACTTCGTATTCCTACGAACTTCCTTCCGAAGCTGACCGATACGAGACTCGGACTTCGCAAGCTTTGAGAAGAGCTTTTTGAAGTCCCACAGGTCTACAAGCAAATACCAGATAGAAAAATCCGTATCGAACGGATCCTGTCTAATCTGGAACTTCTTTGGTATACGAGCGTCCAAGAAGAGCCTTAAAACAAAGGACTCTTCCGGGATAGAAGGGACGGCATAATTCTCGAGAGCGGCTAAAGCCGCATCGATAATAGCCTTATTTGGCACAGACAGACCATAACTGCCTAGGGATTGACCCTGGACAATAATGGGAGTCACCGAAGATAATTCGGAGCCGCCGCTTTCAGAAGCGGCGACATGCCAATAATCACCCTTATAATCGCCATGTGTACAATCGTTGAACACATGACGGGTTCCGCGCGACTGTCCGTGATCGTACATAACAGAACGATGACGCGGCAGCGAGCCCGGCGCTTGTAGGATTTGATCGACGAAACCCCAGGCGTAGTATGGGGCAGAGTAGGAATAAACCCACTTCTGCCACCACCCTTGCCCAATGGGTTGGTCGTAACCTAATTGACGTATACGCATAACCTGAATCCAGACTGCACGGAAAAT